GGCGTTTAGCGTGTTCTATATCTCTACTCATGTTGCTCCTATTGCTACGGCCCTGTTCTGTTCTCGTTCAAGGGCCAGTTCTGCGGATTTAAGTTGTGCATCTACAGCGGCTTCCTGTGCGTCTTGTTGGACTTTCATCATCTTAACTTGTAGGTCGCCCTGTTTAATTTCCAACTCCTTCATTTTAATCTGTTGCTCCATCATCGCGGCCTGCTGTTCTGGAGAAGGTTGTTCAGGCTGTGGCGGAGGCGGAGGGGTCAGGAAGTCTCCAACATTCTGATACCCCATAGCCTTGACCAATGCGGCTCCCAGATTGTACATATTCTGCGGAGTTACGATTGGTAGTCCACCTTGCATGGCTTGTGCGGCAAACTGGATCATCTGCGACAGGTGAGCCATCTGCTGATCTTTTGATCCATTACCAAGGGCTACAGATACAGTGCAGTCCATTTTGTCTGACCAACTATCAGGGCGTACAGGAACCCACTCATTACGCAACATGACTACTCGTTCCTTGTCTTGGTACTTAAGCAGGAGTTCATATATACACCACATCAAATCTTTAACGCCAGTTTCGGCAAACTGCCTTGCAATCATCTCAACTCTTGACTGAGCATTAGTCATAACAGCATTAACGGCTGTGGCTGTAGTATGAGAGGTTAAGGCATCTGCATTAATACCTTGGGTATTTTTGTTTACACCTGATCTTGCTTCCCTTACCTCGTCAAGATATCCAAGCATCTGGAATGAGTAAGGCTCAAGGGGAGGGGTAGCCAAGGGCATGACGGCGTTGGGAGATTTAACTCGTACCACGCCCCCCGGCCTCTGGGTTAGGAGGTCATCCAGATTCGCTTGACCTTCAAGGACTGCATATCTACCAAAGTTTTGGTTGTAAGCGTTGTCCATCAGGTTACGCATCAGCGTACTCTTGATTAACTGTAAGTCCATCACAAGGTCTGCAACAGACAGACCAAAAAACTTATGCGGGATTTTTAAAGGGGTAATTGATACAAACGGAATACTGTCAATTTCTTCATTGGCAAACACATAATCACCGACAGTGCAAACCTTCCTAAGTTCTGCAATGCCGTCATCATCAAAGTCTGTTCTAAGATATGATTCGTGTAGCCAGTATTCTCTAAGGGCTTCTTCCTCGTTTCCGCCCCAACCCTCTGCCATATCCTCTGATTGGTCAAACTCATAACGTGCTAGACGCTCTGCGTTATAAGATTGCTCATTATATCCCCCACCCAAATCCTCAATGTCAAAGTCATCGTCGGGGTACATCATGCGAAGTTCCGATAAAGTCTTTTTTACTCTATGGCATACAAACCTAGCATCTTTAATTGACTTTGCTTCTCTGGAAATTAAAAATTCATCAGGCGGTACATTTTCTATACGCACTCTGCCATTATAACTATTTCGCTTGATAACAACATCATGCAGTATTCCCTGAATATCGTTGTATTCAGTATGCTCAAGGACTTCTACTTCATCACTGTCAATTAAATATTGAAACTCAAGATCGCCAAGACCTTGATACTGCTCTCTTTTTGACTCTTCGTATTCATCCCACCATACTTTTACAATACCGTTCTTTTGTAGGAGTGCATCGTGAAACCACGAATAAAGGATTTCCCAACCGGGATTATCTTTTGTAAAAACGTAATTAACGTAATCAGTGGCTTGCTCTGCGGCGGCAACATCTTCAGGGCCATGAGGGGTGAACTTAACCATTTCGTCGCCAGAGGCAAACACGCGCATAAGAGATGGTTTAATCCACTCAATAGTATCCTGAACAGTAGAATCAACGTATTGACTGCGGCCTTCAACCTCATTGCCAAACGGTAAGGCGTAGTAGTATTCCTGCGCCTTTTCTCTTTGTTCCGATATTTCACCATCATATCCAAGAGAATCTGTAATCTCTCCTTGGATTCTTGATATCAGTTCTCGTTCTTTATCAGACAATTCCGTAATTCCTATAGGTTATATCAGCAGTCCATGTGGGATCAGACCCCGCAATAGCATGACGCTGTGATTGAAATGCGTACCGTGTTGCGCTCATAATGTCATCACGGATAGCAACAACTTTGTTATTTTTCCTGTGGTACATCCTAAACTCTTCAAACCAGTCTGGAAGTGTGTTAAATACTTTAAATCTTCCATCTTCCATAGCCTGTAACATAGCCATCAAGCCCTCTTCTATAGAGTTTGAGCCTTTGGTTTGCCCAAGACCAGGAGGATTTGTAAAGTGATCCAGTGTAAAATTGCACCCTAAACTTCTATATTGCTCGGCAAGACCCGGATTCCCCATGCTGTCCCTGCGGTTTCCGTCATGTGGGTAGACAATAGGGATAAAGTGCGGCCTCTGTTTAATAACTTCAGCGTGAACAGCCGGACTCGCCTTCGATGCTCTATAACAGTCGTAAACGTAAAACATATCCTCTTCTGTGTCTATAGCACACCAGACAACAGCAGTAGGGTGATCCCAACCAAAGTCAATAGCCGCAATTCTAGGCCAGTGATCCTCAATATTAATAGGATCAATCATTAAACTCTCTTCATCAATAGGGAATATCAAACCAGAACCAATGGTAGGTCGCCCATATCTACGCATATCTCTTTCATGTGGAGCGTATGCGCTGAGAATCTGTTGCATGACAGACTCGTTTAGGTGGCCTTTTTCCCCATTCATGGACTTGATGCTTTCGCTTGCATCATCCCATGTGGCATTTGTAAGGGATTGTCCTTTCTGAATTCGGTTCATAAAACTGGCAACCGTTTCAGTCATACCCTGCTCAGGGGTAAAGGTCATATACACCATTCCACGCCTATCTAGGGTACGTGTAACAGCCTGAGAATACAATTCTCTGGAGGGTTCTTCGTCCAACCATACCACATCCACTGATCTACCCTGCCACTTATCTACACCCATCTCGTAGGCTTTGAAGTGTAAAGAGGAGTTCTCCCCGGAAATGTGTTTGATTAATGCAACACTTTTGGCGTTTGGTACGCCGGGTTTACGTTCCGTCTTTATTATTAGATGTTTTGGAATCGAACCGGAGCCAAAGGCTTCTGGATCATCGGGGGAACCCAATAGTTCTGCTTGTACAATATCTCTGGTGGTTTCGTTTGATACACCGCCTGCCCATGCTGTGATAGGGTTTTTAAATACTCTACCCTTCCACCATTTAGGATATATCCCAGTAAGATGGTAGGACATCTCAGCCGCCCCACAGTAGGATTTACCAATACGGTTAGCGGCCATCAGGAGGCGTTGACTGTTTTCGGCCCCTGTGGAGTGGAATTCCTGCTGATATGGGTATGGATCGTACTGCTTTATTTTATTAAATCTTTCCCTTTGCTTCTGAGCCTCAAGAAGTAAAAGGAGTTCAGTGTTTTGTGAGGACATCTATACGCCTCTGTATTTCCTCATCTGACATAGATTCAATGTTGGTGACTTCTGTTTTCTCTACTGGTTTTAGTCCTGCGCGGTCTAATACGTCTTTAGCCGCCGCTAATCGGACTGACTCACTCTCCCCCTGATCTATGAGAGCCTGAATGGCAGACAGGGAAGCAGGCACCATATCCTGTACCATTTTCTTGACACGCTCTTGTATCTGGTCATTGAACTGTTTTTTTAGCCTGTGACCCGATTGCACTGCCCCTTTTTCAGAGTATCCTGCGTATATTGCACTTTGGGTAGCATTACCAGTGCGGCAGTAGTGTTCGATGAATTTATCCTGCTTTTCTGTATTCATTGGATACCCGGCATCCTATTCTTATAATAAGCCCAAGGGAATTGTGGGTTTCTCATATACTCCCTATCCCTAATATTCTGAGCCGCCCTCATCATTCTTTGGTAAGTATTGAGCATAGGCTCTCTTTTATACAAATCCCTAAAAAATAATTCAGCCACCTCATTGTTTTTAAAGTCTTGAGTATTTCTATCATACTCTTGACTTGCTTCATACCTGTCAGCCAAGAAGTGTCCCAGAGAAGGGAATCTGGCTAGACCGGCTTGGTCTACCAAGAAGGCGTGATCTAGGGCATTTTTCTTTGAAAGGTTTATAGCCCTGACTTCTGAGACAGGATTACCCTCTTCATCCACATTACCGTAGTATTTAGGGCGTTCAAACGTAGTATGTGCCGCTCTAGTTAGAGGGCGTTTATACATTCGTGTTAGTAATTCTAAAGGATTCATATTAGTGTTTTCTTATATTGCTTAGAATCCCCCGATGGTGAGTTGGGGGAATATATATATATAATACAAAAACAAAAAGGGGTGCCTACCCCCCGAAAGGGCGGTGCCTTCGCCACTGAGGGGCTTCGTTGAAGCCTGACGAGTGCCGTGTGTGTGCGTGGGAGGGATATCATTTTCTCCGCACTTACTTACATGATTGCCATGATACCGCTCTTACTGTGTAGTGAGGCTACGTCTAATTCTCTCTCTCTTGTATATCTCTCTTAGTGGTGAAGGGGAGACAAGGTATTACTTGTGATTCCTTCGCATCCGCGGTGAGCCAGAATCCGCATCGGGCCAATGGCGACTCAAAGCCTAGTACTCCTGTTAGCGATACAATAGAGTTGTCCATATCACGTTCTTGCCCCTTTTTCACTTCCATCCGTGGGCGAGAAGCAAAAAAGGAACCAGACCATGATATACAACTCTACATTGTATCGCGAACGAGAAGCCCTTAAGTCTATTGAGTTCTCTCTTTATGGCCCTCCTGCTCCTCTTTGTCTCCCCTCTCCTGCGAAGGAATCCCCTCTTGTTTGGTTGGGACTGAATGAGAGAGAGACAATTAGACTCAAGAATCGCTTGTACTGCGAGCGGTATTATCGTCAACATCCTGTTAAGGAGTTTTAAAAATGCAAAATACTTACAAACATCCTGCTAATAGTGGTTCCGTCTTTCTGAAAGATGGCATTAACGGCACTCGTCCTTGCGGTAAAGGTCATTACCGCCAAGGTTTGTCTGAGGAACTTCGCGAGTTGACACTTTGGCCTTCCAAAGAGTTACGTCCTCACTGGGACGCTGTTATCGCGATGCTTCGTGAGCGTGGCGTTTCTGATGGTCAGATGCGCTTTCAGGTTACTACTTCTGATGTGTACTTTGGCGATAACAGTCCAGAGTCAAGCGTCAAACGTAGAATTCAGCATTACAATCAAATGGAGACTCACTCAAGTGAGGACGATGAGCGTTACGCTCGGGATGTTCGTTATATCGAAGTAGCCGATCCTCAGTGGCTTGTCGACAATGTTGAAGGCTATAAGGTGATGCCTCATGTAGTCAACGGTTAATTCCTCAATAGCCCTTGAGGGGATTTGTCCTCTCAAGGGTTTTTTTATGCTTTGCCTGTGATCAGAGCCACTGCCCCCCTTTTTGCTTTTGCATTGGGCCACGACAAGTAAAAACTAGGTGCGAATGTAAACATTTTCAGAAATAATTATATAATATAACTTGTTGATTTTAAAAGTTATTTTATATAATTAAATGATGTGATAATGTAAACAAGTAAGTAAGGAGAAAAGTAATGACTTGGACAGTTGACGGAAGAACTTATACGTTCTATAATCCTGAAGGACAAGCAATAGTATGGACGAGTAACTTCGATGATGCTATGATGCTTATTCGTGAATTCAATATGGAGAAACGTGATGCCTCTGTGTATACATTGTAATCAGTATGTTGAGGATAATCCTGAAGCAGGTATGACCAAGGACTTCAGGTATTATCACCCGGATTGTGGCAAAGAATCTGCAATGGATAAGTGGGATGATCTATACTATAATGGAGATGAATCCTTCACTGACATAGGAGAAACGTGATGCTTAGAACAGAGATGATTGATAACTTGCTTGACTCTTATACTAAGAGAGAGTTGAAGGCTTTGGCTGATAGATTAGGTATTGTATATTTGCCATATGATACTGTCCATAATATACTGTTTGATCCGGGTGGATGGCATGAAGAGTTCAATAAGTTAGCAGAAATGGAGCAGTAAAATGATGACGCTTCAAATGGATAGGGATACTATCGAAGAAGTATACATTGAGTTACGCGATGGTAAAAGCGTTGAAGAAATTGCTAAGATGTTTAACACTAGCAAAGCAACTATTCAAAACCTGAACACAGGAAAATACTATCGCGATCCTGATATGTCTTATCCTATCAGAAATAAAAAGGCAAAGGCTAGTCGAGAAAAGAAATGTCGCGAACCGGGAGAAAATAGTCTCTTCTGGGACAGTTATATACCAGAGCCAGTAGTAATATTATCTGACATCAACAAGTAAGGAGAACATTATGTCCGAAGATGCAGACGAAATTGTTAAATATATCTTGGATAACTTTGAGTTAGCCGAGGTTGATATGATTCAAGAGCAGTTGTTAAACCACCTTAACTGGTATATTGAAACAGTTAATCGACAATGGGAGCATTAATATGTATGATCCGTACTCACCTGAATCATGGGACATTGAAGGATATGGTACTGTATATGTAGATGATTCCTTCTTTGATGATGATGAAAATGTTTTGTCTTGGTACTACCTGAATGAGATTACACTGGAGCCTGTAACTGGTGATCCAATGGAGACTAAGTTAGAACCTGTATTCTGGCTGAATGATCCCGATCTTAATAATACACTTGAGTTGTGTGAATCTGAGTTTAAGGCTTACTTCCACCTACACTAGGAAATAGCGATGACTAAAAAAGAAAGGTGGTGGAAGTGGCACAAAGATAATCCACAAGTCTATGAACTTTTTGAACGGTTTACTTTTGAGGCTATTGATAGCGGAAGAGAACACTTTTCTCATTGGTTGATTATGAATCGTATCAGATGGGAAACTGCTATCAAGACAACTGGCCCTGTATTTAAGATTAGTAATGACTATATAGCGTATTATGCTAGGCTATTTATGTCATTACATCCTGAATACAAAGGGTTTTTTAGAATCAAAAAGATGAAAGAGGAATCAAATGAAAGCGCTGGATAAAGTATACGATGCTGTTGTTCCTTCTCTTATCAGTAGATTACAGGAGTACGATCACTGTATTAAACAGGGATTGGATGCTCCGTTCTCTCCGTGGGTAAAGAGGTGGAAGAATGACGGTACTCACTGTGCGTTGGAGCCTATCTCTGCTCGTAATGGAGTAAGTAAGCGCCCATATAGCGGTATTAACTGGGTTATATTGGGTCTATTATCTGAGTATAAATCTGTTGACTGGTTTACTTTGAATCAGTTAAAGAAACTAACAGGTAATGACCGGCCTATTCCTGAAAGTGCTTGGGATACTAGCGAACAGATAATGTTCTTTAAGATGAACAAGTTTACTGACAAGCAGACAGGTGATGAGATTAACTTCCCTTTGGCTAAGACTTATAGAGTCTGGAACCGTGAAGAGATACCGGGATTACCTGATCCTGTACCTGATGTTAAGCCTGAAGAGTTTGAGGTTAGGTCTGAGATTGATTCTTATATTAAGAAGATTAATCTAAAGGGTGGCATACATTACGGTGGTGATCGTGCGTTCTACCGTCCATCAGATGATGGTATTGCCTGTCCTCAAGAGTCTGCATTTGAATCTTGGGAAGAGTTTGAGGCTACCAAAGCACATGAAACTGTCCATGCTACTGGTGCTAAACACAGGTTAGACAGGACTAAAGGCAAGAGGTTTGGCGATGAAGCGTATGCCTATGAAGAACTGGTTGCTGAGTTAGGAGCGGCTATGATCTGCTCCCATGTGGGAATTCCGCTTGAAAGACTACAACATACACAGTATATTCACGGTTGGTTGAAGCGATTAAAGAGTGATAAGAAGTTCTTATTTAATGCCGCCGCTGATGCAGGAAGAGCGTTTAACTATCTGATAGATGAACACGCTTCCCCTCAGAACGAGAGTAAAGAGTCTTTGGCCTGTGCCGCTTAGGTTTATTCTTATTATTTTTAGAGACAAGGTTCCGCTGTCTTTTGATACGAGCCTTGTCCTTTTCTTCTGGAATACTCATAAGTAATATTTATTACTACTATAAATGGTACTGATATACTTACACACACGTTAATACTTCTCATAGTTAATACAGTTTACCACTTTTTTGACATAATTAGGTAGTTCTGTCAATCGGATTATCTTTATGGTATAATAGTGGTAGACTGTATATACTATAGAGAGGTCTTTTATGAAAGCATATGAAATTGTAACAAGAAGAGCGGAAGATTACGCTAATAGAAACCAACTGAATGATGTTGATTTCCAACCAACGCACAAGGATGGGGCGTTAAACCTTATACTTGATTGCATATCTTGGCTTGACCGTATGCCGGGAACCAAGGAAAAGAAAGCGCCATACACCAAGAGGATGTGGGAAGCGTATCTCAAGGCTCAGACTAATGAGAAGTCTGATGACACTGTGATAGTACCCCAAATGATAGGGGGTAATAGAGTAGAATATGTAGAAGATGTGACGTATGATGCATCTTCTCTGGCTGATAGCGGTATAGGTACTGGTGGTTTAGGTTACGCCAGTGTTAAAATGAAATACATGGGAACAGCAAACATGAAAGGAAAGAAAGACCCCTATTGGAATCCACCAAAACCAACTAAAGCAAGAACTCTTGATGGGAAAGAAAAGACTAGGGCTTATACTGAATACCTTGCTAAAAGAAAGGGATAATAATGCACCACTTATGTAGCAAATGCCAACGCCCTGCTACCCATGCAAAGCATAATCTGTGTGATAAGTGTTGGGTATTGAAGTACTCTACTCAGTATTACAATGGTAAATCCACTAAGTATACTGATATGTTTAAAGAATCAATCGGAGAAATGGGCAAACAAGAAGGTGAGTCTAGGGAAGATTGGTTCAAACGATGCGAAGATCATGTAAGGAGTAAAGGATTTGCGCCCACAGTCAGCAAAATCAAAGGGGAGATGGCTTCAGAAATGGGTAGTTCAGATGATACTGAACGTGTACAAGAGTCTGGAACCTGATGATGTTAAGTCAACAAGTATGGGTGCATCTGGTGAGGATGTGCAACTATCACCATACGCTAGAAAACTCTTTAATTATAGTGTAGAATGTAAGAACCAAGAGAGATTAAACTTTTGGGGCTGTTGGGATCAGACAGTCTCAAACGCAGGAGACTACGAGCCTGCCATGTTTGTAAAGAAAAATCGTAGAGAGGTGCTTGTTGCTATACGAGCAGAACATTTCTTTAAACTTATGGAGAAAACAAATGCCGAGAATGTACAGACCAACGACTGATATGGTAAACTTTGCTAACAGTATCCTTGGTGGATGGGGTGATGCAATGAACGAGGCCATGCGTCCAGAGGAGGGAGCAATCAGAGTAATGCAGGAAACCAAGACGGTTAAGGTTAAGTGTGTATACCCTGACCCTGATGATGGTGTATCATACTCATGGATTAAGGTAGAAGAACCTAAAGAAAATGAATCTTATGGAGGGTCTAAATGACCACTAAAAATGATATGTTGCGTGAGTTGTTCTTGGCTAACGGACTTGTCAAGGGTGAAGATACCCATGAATTAAAGTTCGGTGGCCGTGGACTTACCATCATTACTAGGAACGGTATCGAAAAGATACAGTACCATAATGATATTAGGGTGACATACCACGTTGAGAAAATGGAGCCTGACTTTGTTGTTATCAGGGCTGTTGCAACTAAGGGTGACGTTACTGTAGAAACCTTTGGCGAAGCATCTCCGAAGAATACAAAGCAGACTTATCCTGTAGCGATGGCAGAGAAACGTGCATTGTCTCGCGCTATTTTAAAGATTACAGGGTTCTATAAGTACGGCGTGTTTGGTGAAGATGAATCAGATGACTTCAAAAGCAAAGGTAAGGAGGCCGCATGAGCAAATCAGGAATAAGAACTAAGACGGTAGTAATGAGAGAATATGATGAGAAAGAATTGCAGAAAGCAACTGTTGAACTAGCGGAGCATGCCACTAAGTTTGCTCAAGAGTTTGCTGAATGTGATGGAGATATATTCTACTCTACATATAAAGAACTTCAGAATAAAACATGGGATTACGAAAGAGAAAAAGAAATCTCTAGTATGATTAAGGTTGGCCCAAAATGGGATTACGAAAACCATGTAGTAGGAGAGTATAGATACCGTGACATTTAAAACAGAACTAGGAACCAACATATTCCGACAGAAGTACGCCAGTAATCAATACGAGACATGGAGTGACAAGGCTCACTCTATTGTCAACAGTGTATGCGGGACATCAGATAACAAGATGAACCGCATCATGGAGTTGGATGATCTTGATGAGGCGTATAACATTATCAACAACCAAGAGTTCTTTCCCGGCGGTAGATACCTATGGTATGCAGGGAGGGATGCAAGGTTCTACAACAACTGTTACCTACTCAGGGCTGAAGAAGATACCAGAGAGGAATGGGCTGATCTGTGGAAACGAGCAGGCTCTTGCCTTATGACAGGAGGAGGAATCGGTATTGATGTAAGTAAGTTCCGCCCCTCTGGCAGACCACTAACTAGGACAGGAGGTGTATCCTCTGGCCCTCTGCCGTGGCTTGAGGCTGTCAACGCCATTGGTCGTGAGGTTATGCAAGGTGGTAGCCGGAGGTCAGCACTGTATGGCAGTATGAACTGGCAACATGAGGACATCTGGGACTTCATGACAATGAAGAACTGGCATGACATCCCCATACAGGGAGCGTTCAAGGAGGATGGTAGTCCGTTCACCGTGGCTGATGCCAAGGTGAATGACTTTAACTACAAGGCTCCGCTTGACCAGATGAACATCAGTATCAACTACGACGATGCTTGGCTACAGAACATGGATCATCCAGTCTTTGAGACTAATGTACGTCAGGCTATGATGACTGGTGAACCGGGGTTCTCATTTAACTTTGGAGAGAAGCAGAATGAAACGCTACGCAATGCTTGTACAGAGATTACGAGTGAAGATGATAGTGATGTATGTAATCTTGGTAGCATTAATATGGCAAACATTGACACGATTGAGAGGTTTCGGGAAGTCGTTAATGTCGCCAGTAAATTCCTTGTTTGCGGACTTCACCGCGCTCAGTTACCATACGAAAAAGTCTACGAAACAAGACGAAGAAACAGTAGACTAGGCTTGGGTCTTATGGGTATGCACGAATGGCTGTTGAAACGTGGATACAAATATGAAATGGTTGATGAACTTAAACAGTGGTTAAAGGTATACAAAGATGAATCAGAACGATCTGCTAACAAACACTGTGCGAGACTTTTTCTTGCCCCACCTAAAGGGTATAGAGCAATTGCTCCAACAGGGACAATTAGTATACTCGCCGGGACAACTTCTGGAGTGGAGCCGATTTATGCAGTCGCATACCGCAGACGTTACCTATCAGGTAGCAAACGATGGCTCAATCAGTATAACGTTGAAACTATCGCCGTTGAACTCCAAGAAAGATACGGACTAAGCAATGAACAGATGGATACTATTGAGTCCTCTATCACTCTTGCAAAGGAACCGGAGAAGAGGATCAAGTTCCAGTATGAACTACAGAAGTATGTAGATCATGCGATTAGTTCTACTGTAAACCTTCCTGCTTGGGGTTCAGAGGAGAACAATGAGGGGCTTGTTGATTCATTCAGTAGTATCATCAAGAAGTATGCTCATGGATTGAGGGGCTTGACGTTCTATCCTGATGGATCAAGGGGTGGTCAGCCGTTGACTCCTTGCTCATGGGAGGAAGCGATGTCCAAACGTGGTGTTGTCTATGAGGATAACACTGAGGAACAATGTCTAAGCGGGGTATGTGGAATATGAGTTATTGGGTAGCAAAAGATTTTATGTTATGCACTGATTTTTATGACGAAGAATCAGAGAAGCAAAGACTTATGGAAGCGTCTTGGGATTTAATAGATGATAAACGAGATGAAATTGCAGATAAAGAATGGTACTGGAAGAATAAACACCTCTCTAAATGTGAAGATTTACACGGTGATTGGGATACATTTCTTCCAAGAGAATTTGTAAGAGTTCCTGCTCCAATAGAAAAGCAACCTTACAGAAAGTATATAAACTGTGCTGAGTTTGTTATGAAAAGATTTGGCGGGTATGAATATCATGATTATTATTTAGAGGGAATAAATAACGCATCAAAACTTAAAGACCCAAGAACTCATGCCTTTTTGGCGCAGTTAAACATACCGAGCGGGCATTATGATTCAATATATGAGGATGCAGACGTAACAGAGTGCAGAGCAGAAGTGATATTAGATCGTAGATTATATAAACCAACTCTAATGTCATGGTTGAAGGTTACTAAAACAGATATTGAGTTTTATGAATACTTTAAATCTGGGATGAAAGGAAATCCGCCTAAGTATTGGAGCGATGAGTATCATGGCTATGATAATTATTGCCCATTTGAGCCGGGAGAATATCTTAGCGATGGTGTTTATGCTTCTGATTCTTGGTCAGATAATAGACATTATTTGTACAAGATATCAGAACCCGGTAAAATATATGATCCTAAAACTAGAAAAGAAATTGACGGATGGTAACAAATGCAACTAGCAAAAGATGTTCGTTGGAAATCAAAACAGTACACCGATTGGGTGGCAACACTTCCTTGTACTAACTGCGGTGCTGATGATGGCACCGTGGTTGCCCACCATCTCAAGCATA